GAGTCCCTCGACCCGTTTGACGAGGCGACCATCCGTTTAGCGAACCCCGCCTACGGGGAGTTCCTGAACCCGAAGGAGGTTCGCAAGCAGGCCGAAGACGCCCGCCGGATGCCGTCCCGCGAGGCTTCGTTCAGGAACCTGATCCTGAATCAGCGGATCGACGCACGCTCGCCGTTGATCTCGCGGGCGGTGTGGGCCGCCTGCGGCAGCGAGCCGGAGCCGTTCTGGAGCACCGTGTATGCCGGGCTCGACCTGTCGGCGCGGAACGACCTCACGGCGCTGGTGCTGGTGGGCAAGGACAGCGAGGGCGTGTGGAGTTCGCAGTGCGAGTTCTGGTGTCCCGAAACGGGACTAAAGGACCGTGCGCTGAAGGACCGGGCACCCTACGACCTGTGGGCTTCTCAGGGATTCCTGACGCCGACCCCGGGTGCCTCGGTGGACTACGAGTATGTGGCGCGGCGGCTGTGCGAGTTGAGTGACGAGCACGAGATCGGCGCTATCGCATTCGACCGCTGGCGCATCGACCTACTCAAGCACGAGCTGTCGAAGCTGGGGCGCGAGCTTCCACTGGTGCCGTTCGGGCAAGGGTACAAGGACATGGCTCCGGCGGTTGACACGCTTGAGGCGGTTCTGCTCAACGCCAACCTGCGTCATGGGAACCATCCGGTCCTGACGTGGTGCGCGGCCAATGCGGTGGCGACCAGCGACCCGGCCGGCAACAGGAAGATAGACAAGAGCAAGGCTACCGGCCGTATTGACGGGCTGGTTGCGCTAACTATGGCACTAGGAGTGGCTTCTATGGAGCAGCAAGAAGAATTCGCGACCGGAAGCCTGGTGATGCTATGAAAATATTCGGATACGAACTCGGCAGGAAGGAAGAGAAGTCCGCCTCGTTCGAGGAGGTTCTCCGGCGACTAGCCTCCGCGTATGAGAAGGACACTGCCGGTGTTGCGGTGACGCCGGACAATGCAATGCAGTCACCGACCGTTCATGCCATTGTGACGGCCATTTCCAACCGAATTGCGACCCTCCCGCTGCAGGTGATGAAAAAGGTTGAAAAGAACGGCAGAACCGTCAAGGTTATGGACCCAGACCACCCCATAAACGCCCTATTAAAGAGCCCAAATGAGTGGCAAACGGGCTTCGATTTCTGGCAGGATGCGGTGTCCTGTCTGGTCCGGTGGGGCAACTTCTACGCCGTCAAGCTGAGGGGGGCGTCTGGCCCGTATCGCGGGCTGATCCCGGTTCACCCGTCGAACGTCAATATCCGCCAGAGCCTCGAAAGCGGCAAGATAGAGTATCGCATCGCGGAGACTGGCGGTGGCGTGCGAGAGTACGACATCAGCAAGATCCTGCATATTCGCGGCCCGGCGCGGGATTTCATCACCGGAGACTCGCCCTGCCGCGATGTGGCGAGGGCAATCGGGCTGGAGATCGCCGCAGAGAAGTTCGGCTCGACGTTCTTCGCCAACGGTGCGATGCCGCTGCTGGTGTTCCAGTACATGCAGGGCACGTCTGGGTTCAAGACACGGGAAGAGCAGCAGGAATTCATCAACTCGTTTCAGGATCAGTTCGGTGACGAGAAGCGCCACCGCGCCATGCTGCTGCCGAAGGGCATCGAAACCGGCAAGGATGTCAGGATCGAGAACGACAAGGCGCAGTTCCTAGAGACTCGTCGCCTGCAGCGGCAGATCATTGCCGGCGCATTCAACGTCCCGGCGCATTTCGTCGGGGCCACCGAGCAAAGCACGTTCAACAACATCGAGCAGCAGTCACTCGACTTCATCATCACTGTGGTGCTGCCCAACATCAGGCGGATAGAGGCGGCGCTGGAAGACTCGCTGCTTTCCCCGCAAGAGCGGAACAGCGGCTACATCCTCCGGTTCAACCTTGACGCTGCGCTACGCGGCGACTTCAAGAGCCGGCAGGAGGGCCTGAAGATCATGCGCGAGTGGGGTGTCATCAATCCCAACGACTGGCGGGAGATGGAGAACATGAATCCAATCTCCGACGAAGACGGCGGCGAAGATTTCGTCCGTCCCATGAACATGAGCGTGCCGGGGGAGGAGCCGGAGGGCACCCCTCAAGACGCAAGTGAAGACACGGGGAACCAAGATGCAGAAAGCAGCACTTCCGCTTGAAATAAAGGCGGTGGATGGGCGGGAATTTGTCGGCCACGGGTCGGTGTTCCGAAATGTCGATCTAGGCGACGACATAGTGGTTCCCGGGGCGTTCAAAAAGACGCTCAAGGAGCACAAGGACGCCGGAACGCTACCGGCCATGTTCTGGATGCACGATCCGTCCCGGGTAGCCGGGAAGTGGACCGACATGCACGAAGACGAGCATGGGCTGGTGGTCAAGGGAATTCTTGCCGACACCCCGTTGGGGCAAGAGATCCACACGCTGCTGAAAATGGAGGCCGTTCGCGGCCTGAGCATCGGGTACATCACCCGTAACTATGATTACGACAAGGCGGGCAACCGATTGATTAAGGAAGCCGACCTGTTTGAAGTTTCAGTTGTGTCACTGCCGATGAACCCATTGGCTCAGGTGACGCATGTGAAGTCTGGGCTGTCAGCGACGGGTGAGTACGTCCCGACGCCCAGAGAGTTTGAGCGCATTCTGCGGGACGTAGGGTGCTCTAAGTCCGTGGCAAAAAGGATCATCCACAAGCTGTTTGACGACGAGGAACCCGCAGTTGAGACGATTGCGGAGGCCCGGTGCGATGCCGAAGTCGATGAAGCAGAAGAAAGGGCGAAACAGATTGCCGACCGGATCCTGGCGGAGGCCATTAAGGCCAAGTTCAACAATCGCTAATCCCGCAATATGCGGAGGGTATTACAATGACTGACACGAAAAATAGCCTTCTTGAAGCCATCGAAGGCATCGGGAAGTCCTTTGAGGAAATGAAGAAGGTCAATGACCAGATGCTCGAAGAAGAGCGTAAGGGCAACGAGGCCCGCGCCAAAGAGCTATCGACCACGCTGGACAAGATCAGCGAAGACCTTTCGACCCATCACAAGAACAAGGAAGTCCTCGAAAAGAGGCTTGCCGCGCAGCAGGATCGTCTTGAGATCCTTGAGGCGATGAATGACCGCCCGCGTGCGTCCGTTCAGGACAAGATCCGCGACGAGCACAAGGCGATCTTCATGCGGATGATCCGCAATGGCGTAAGCGACTCCAAGGCTGCCTCGGACTATGCGGCGCTGCAGGAGAAGGCTCGCGAGTACAAGGATGTCCTGATCGGCACAGACGCCTCTGGCGGCTTTGCTGTTCCCGAGGACATCAGCCGTCAGGTGCAGGACATGTACCTGAAGCTGTCGCCCATTACGCAGCACGTCAAGAACATTCAGGTTGGCACGAGTGACTACAAGGAACTCGTCAGCGTGAATGCCGCGACGTATGCGTGGTCGTCCGAGACGGGCAGCCGCAGTGCAACGGTCGAGCCGTTGCTCCGCAGCCGTGCGCCGACTTGGGGTGAGCTGTACGCTTACCCCCAGGCAAGCAACTGGAGCTTACAAGACCTGTTCTTCGATGTGGAGAACTGGCTCGTCAGCACCGTAGCCGAGGGGATGGCTGTTGGCCTTTCCACCAGCATCTACAGCGGCAACGGTTCAGCGAACCTGACCGGCATGACCAACACCACTCCGGCCACCAATGACGACTATGCGTCACCGGAGCGCAACGAGGCGGCTTTCGAGTACATCCCGATGACCGCCGTGTCTTCTCCGTTCACCACGAACGGCATCGCCGGAGACGACATCATCGACCTTGTTTACACGCTGAATGCTCGCTACCGGCCGAATGCCCGGTTCGCGATGAACACCGTGACTCAGGGCCATGTCCGCAAGCTGAAGGACACCAACGGGCAGTATCTGTGGCAGCCGAGCCTGCAGGTTGGTCAGCCTGACCGCCTGTTGGGTTATGAGGTTTTCTCTTGGGAAGACCTTGGCAACCCCACGACCGCGAATGCGTTCCCGGTTGTCTTTGGCGACTTCTCCAAGGGCTATACGCTGGTTCGCAGGAACGGCATGGCAATCATCCGTGACGATGTGACGACTCCGGGATACCGGAAGTATTACATCTCGCAGAGGTTTGGCGGATGCGTGACCAACAACGCAGCCCTCAAGATGCTCAAGGTTGCGCTGACCTAATCCTCCCCAGAGAGGAGCTTCGGGGCGGGGGCTTGTCCCCCGCCCTTTTTCCCTGTATGTTAAAGTATTACGAGGATAAGGCGCTTGGTGGAAGTCCAGAGCGTAAAGAGAGATTGGTCAAACCCGGTAATCGTCGCAGCAGGCGGACCAAGCCTAACAACCGACGTTGC